CCCTTTGCTACAATATCCAATGTTGTATTTTACAATATCACATTTGGTTAGATTGCGTTTCTTGGCATAGTTCTTGGCAATTTTATATTCTATGCTGCCATCATTTTCAAGCAAACTCTTAAACTCTGACATCAGAGTCAGTAAATCTGTTTCCTCGTGTGTATTCTTGCCGGTCTTGAGTGATAGAATCTTGTTATCAAACTCCGATATATTTGCTTTATTTCCGATGTATTGGACATCATCTCGCACTCTGTCCAATATATCGGAGGACACATTCATTTGTTTAAATAACCAATACAGCCCACGACCTTTTATATTACAAGTCCAACAGTGCCAAGCACATGGATCGTCGAGACAAACCTCTAGTTTGCGTTTTCTATGGTGACATTTAAAGCAATGATATGTAAGATTATTGCCTTTACGCAACCGTCCTTCTTCTTTAAATACTTTATTTAGTAATGTGGTTAGTTCTGATTGTCTATACGCACTCATTTTTGACAATCATACCACAAAATGCAGAGTTGTCAATAACCGACTGAAAAATGTGAATATTTTTGACAATAAAAAACCCGCCGTATTTTGGCGGGTTTATTTTATACTCTTTTTTCCGCTATTCTATTCTTATTTAATAGAAAAATGGACCAATCCCTTTAAATTTTATTTGGCGGGATTTGATGGCTTTTGATACATATTGTTACTTACATAATACGCATCATAATTGTCTGGATTTAGGTCCAACATTCCTCCTTTTTCCCAAGCCGAAATGCTTATAATATCCCAATAACCATCTTTCTTATTCTTAAGTGCAACCATCTTGTCTGGTCCAGCACCTTGCACTTCTTCAATCGTCTCTCTGATCAATTTTTTTAGTTCGCTACGTGTCATATATTTTTGTTAGTTTGAGGGTTGTATCAATAAATATATGATAATATCAAAAAACGAAATATATATCAACCCGCCAAGCTTAACACAAGAGCATCATATACATCTTCCATACGCTTGTCTGGATTCTTTATCTTATTATAAATAGTCCAAGGCGTCATGTCATATAATTTCTCAACTTGCTCTTTTACAAACACTTTTGGCTTGATTCCCTTGACTCTCGCCATGCCAAATGCTTTCTTGCGTGCGGTTTGGGCATGTATGCTATCTACTTTTATGTTATAATGATTTTCTAGGATATAACCAACAACCGCCTTGTTTTTTACTAGTTTGATTATAATCTGTTGAGAAGTGCCACCGCCAGCAAAGCCAAAAAGACTTTCTTCTATGATGATTTTCTCAAAAGTATGATTAGCCAGCGCAGTTATAATAAGATCGGCTTTTTCTTTGTATGATTCTATACCTGCTATATCAACAAAGCCAGCACCAATAATCTTTTTATCCTCTGTTACAACCCATCCGCACGTAGTTGTGCTTAAATCCAAACCCAATATTTTCATATAACCTTTTTATAAAAACTATATATTACAAACGTCCGCTTGGAGCGTACTGCGTCGCACGAACTTTTAGGGTGTTGGCATAACCCAGTCCCTTGTCCGTAAATTGAGTTTGTTGAAGCGGTTGCTTAATTTTGAAGTTTTTTTGAACCGCGTCGTTTCCAACAAAATGGTCGCTTGCGTTAATTGCGTCAGTTGCTCCGGCTGGTTCTCTACCAACTTCTTTTGCGTTGAATGTGCGGTCATGGTCGCCAACAGCTGGTGCAATAATGGCCTTTGAGTTGTATAATTCTAGTAAAGTCATATATATGTTCTCCTATTGTTTATTATAAATATAATGTTATGTATCAAAACGAACAACAATATTGACCGGCCAATCAATTAAATTTTTTATAGGGCGACCAAGTTTGCCTACGGCAACAAGTTGGTTGTCTTGATATAGTCCGATTGTTGTAATATATGGAGCAAGGAATGAACCTGTTGGGTCATATGATGAGCTATATTGATAGTTTAGAAATTCCGGAGTTACTTTAGAACGATCTACGCCGCAATATTGATTTAGATAAGCTTCAATATCTTTAACATATATCCGAGTTGATGCTGCTGTAATATAGTTGGATAGTTTTGTTGGATTTAACTTACCAAAGTAATATAACGAAAAGATATATCCATCGTTTAAATTGATAATGCCGTCGCCGTCAATGTCAAGTATTCCGGTATTAACTAGATTAGCTTCAATATAATCAAATGCTTTTTTGGTGAACGGATCAAATGAAGCACTCGCAAGATATGCAGCATAATCACTTTCTTGTTGAAGAACGTCGGTTGCTTCTGTTTGAAGAATGTCATTTGCCCACCAACTATAATCTTCAAGAGTGTCTGGTTCTAACACAATGCCGTTTTCATCAAATACAAATTCAGCATAAAACTTTTTCATTTGTAGATAACGCATAACCAAATTAACATCTTTATAATCTACAACGCCGTCTTGATTTACGTCAAAGTAAAGAGGGTTTTGTACAAGCGATGATGGATTTGTACTATAGTTGAATTCACCCGGCCGAACTGATACTAGATGTTCATGTTCGTAAATTGTATGAGCACCTTGATAGTTCATTTCAAAACCTCTTGAACCTGTGCCCATGAATATGTTTTGGTAATTTGAACCAGTGTTGGTAATAACAAAATATCCATTGTTGTAGAATATATTTCCAATCAACGGATTGGTTTCATATTTTCTCATGTTATAGATATATCCAGAACCAGAGTATGAAGATGGAAACGAAGATGAAACTTGATTGTTCTCATCAATGATTTGGCTATATGAAGAAGGTGCGGCTATATTTACAATTGGAGCACCAACGCACATATAATCAGAACCAAGAGAAATAGAATATCCATATATGTTGTATGGATTATTTTCTTCTTTGTTTCTTCTTAATTCGCCGGTGATATGCCAAGCATCAGAACTGTCGTCATAATTGTATATTGTAGCACGACCTAATACAGAATCGGCAGAACCACTTGATTCATAACTAAAGTTTTCAAGTATATAACTTCCAGATGAGTAATCTACAGCATTGGTCAGTTTATCTGGTAAAGATGTAACGGCTGCGGTAGATCCTTCAACAGATACAGCCCAACCAAATTTATTGTTTGTTTGGTATTTTCTATCACCAAAAGTTTTTGTCTTTAAGTCGTATTGAAAATCAATACATTCTTCGACATATCCATATTGATAAAAGTATGCAGCTCCAAGAACAAGAGCACTGCCTGTATAAGCATAGTATGGCTTATAAGCTTTGTCATATTGACAACCAACAACAACATTCTTGCCGCTGGTAGATACAGAGTATCCAAACTTGTCTGTGATGATTTCACTTGATACATCAACAGAATATTCTGGACCATTGATATTCAAGTCACCGGTAGTATTATCTTTTCTAAATATTTGAATTTGTTTCCAAGATGCCGTTGGGCAACTATTCATAGATGCTGAATAGTATGAGCAAGTAAACATTGTAGCATAGCCGGTGCCGTATTTGTTTGTACCAACGACCAATCTATTTGCATCAACAGATACAGACCAGCCAAAATTATCACCAATTGCTTGGATACTAGAAGTCAATACAGTTTCATATGTCCAAGTATAATTTCCCGAAACAAATGTTGGAGTATAACTTTGTGTTACGATTAATGAACTTGTTGCTAATTCAGCACAAAAATCAGAAGCAAATACAACTTGCTGCCAACTTGACCCTGTTGGTATATCTAAACACGAACCAGAATCCATATATCTATGCTTTCTGAAAATATAAACAGCACCTTTGCTTCCACTATATGCCGGAGCACCAACTGCAAGAATATCATTGTCAATAGCAACAGAGTTTCCAAACTTGTCTCCATCACTTTCTCCCTTTAGCATGTTTATGATTCCCCAATTATCTGGACCGCCTTTGTTCTTGTCATATACACAAACATATCCGTTGTATAAATTGACTAAACATGCCGAGCCAGTTGGAGAGCCAGCAGCCAAGAAGTTGTCACGTAACGAAACTGAATATCCAAATGAATCTTCAAAGTAAGAAGATGTGCCCGCTGCACTTTGAGTAAATGGAAAGTTTATTTTTGCTACTAAGCGATGAGCATCTTTCTTAGAATCATGCTTGAATACAGAAACATAACCTGTGCGACGAGTTGAAAGACTGTTGGCATCCATAGATGAACCAACTGCTATATATGGTCCCCACGAACTAACAGATTCACCAAAATGTTCATTGGTTGATTCAAAATAATCTCTACTAGTAGAATCATCCCATGCCCAAGAACCTGTTTCTGGCTCAACATATGTAACTGGAATACCCATTGCCATATATTGTTTGGCGTTGGCTAAATTTACATATTGTATTTCACCGTTACTAAAAGTAACATAAAATTCTCCACTTGAGCTTACCCAATATGGGCGAGAAACAAGATTTCTGTATCCACCTATTCTTTGATTGCCCGGAAAATGAGAACCGGTCAAATATAAATTGGTATAACCATCGTCACGTATATCAAAAGTTTGATGAAGATTAGAATCGTCAATAATCTGTATAGTTTCAGGTATTACTTTTTCTCCCCAAACATTGTGCTTTAGGTTTGCTGTTATTATTCTATCATGAATTTCACGAACTTCTTTCTTACCTGTAACTGGATCTTCTATATACTTTTCAACGCCAAACAAGCTTAATGGATCGCTGGCATTTCTATAAAACATAGCATCCGTAACGCTGTATATGTTTCTAGCATATTTACCCGAATGATTGATTGGTTCGCTTCCAGATACAAAGTAGATACTTTGACTTGGATAAAAGATTGTGTTTAGCTTCAAACCTTCGTTGATTTCAAGCTTTCCATTATAATAAGTACTATATCCATAAGCATCTAAACTTGACGAGTCAATGCTCTGTAGTGTCCAATTCTTGAACGTTTTGAATGGCCTTACTGTGATATCTCCCGCAGAAAACTGCTTAATCATATAGAGATAAATATTTACTTACCGCGAGATTTGGTAACATCTCGGACCGGTTTCTCAAACATCTATCTTAATTTTTATCAAGCACTCGTTAGTAAAGTCCTTGAGAAGAGGCTGACTTAGCTTGGCAACAGCCACCAAATCATTGTTTTCGTTGTACAAACCAACACTGGTAATATATACCTTTGGATTTGTATAAAAGTCCGAAAAACGTAACTTTCCAATATCTTGTGAGTTTGAAGCATCATCTTTTGATATAACAAACGTTGGATTGTTGGAATAGTTATATTCTTGATTCTTTACTCTTACAAAGAAGTGACGAGCTGGAACATATTCAGTTACACGCGCCGTCATACCGCTCACTTGCGCACCGCCTTTTGCAATCGTTGTGAACAGTAAGTTTTGCATTCTTGCAAACTGACCATTCCAATCGGAAGCTGTAAATGATAGAGACTTTCCATCAACAACCCCTATAAATTTACTAATTGCGGATGCATTTAAAACAACCAAGCCCAAATCTGGATACATCAATCCAATTGCTTCATATGTTCCTGTGCTCAAGGAACCACCAGCAAGTGTTCCTCTGATTAGGTTATATCTACGACCGCCCGTTTGTGCAGTTATATCAAGATTGTCTTTAGAGTCATCAATGATAGTGATTCCAGTTCCAACATCGCCCTTTAGGGTAATTTGGAATTGGCCAGGATCAAGGCGATCTTTCATCTTTGATCCTCTGAACGAAATTACATAAATTTCATCGGAATCTATAGTTGATACGCTAGATGCATTAGATGAAGTTGCAAACGTGAATTTGCTGTCGCCGGGAGTCAATAGCAAGTTTCTATACTGGTTATATACTGCTTTTGTTGGATATAGCAAGCTACCTTGAGAAGAACTTGTATCAAACGTGGACGAACCCGAACCGTTTACGTTTCCATAAGCAACTGAAAAATAAATTTCAGAATCAACAGAACCGGTTGGTTTATCATATACATTCGTGTAATATAATCCGTTCAATGGTTCAAACTGTGAAGATGATGGAGTTGTTTGTCTGCTACTTGTGTAGAATGCAGACCAACTTGAAGTACCGGCGCTCCACATACCAGTAGAAACTGGTTGTGTTCTTCCTGCCACGATGTCTGTTGTATCAAATTGTTTAAAAATCATGGTGATAAAATATTATGTTCAGTTGACATTAACGGTCACTGGGATTGTTGTAGATCCGCCACTTTCATTACCAACAATTGTTAATGTTGTCGTAGTTGTTTGTGTTAGTGATGCGTTTGGAACGAATCTGAATCTTAGTCCGATAGAAACTTGTGCTGTGGTGGCGGACACATCTCCAATAAATGATGGGATGGTTGCGCTTGCTACGCCTTGTAGTTGCTCACCGATAATTGTACCAACCGACTTGTTTGACAAGATGGCTGTATATCCAAGAACAGTGTTGTATACTGGATTTGTTGCTGGAACAATAACAACTTCGCCCTTATAATCTTTATCAACGTTGATAGAACTTTGACCAAGAGAAATGACTGGAATAGAAGTAACACCGGCTGGTAGAGTGACTAGCTTATATTTCATCAATTGGTTTTCGTCCGTGAAGGCTTCAAATACTGGAGTATTGCGAATAGCCAAATCATAGTATGCTGAACCTTGTGGGTGATTTGGTTGATATAGACGATAATCAATTTCATCGTCGGCAAGTGCGTATGTTGAGATGTTCAAACCGCCGTTTGCGGCCAATAATTCGCGGCCTTTTTTTGTAAGAACTGCATCGACCGTGATTGTTTCGTTGTTGATATAAGCCATATAGTGTTACTTTCTAAATAAATATATATATGTTTTACTTTTATTCACATTTTACACTGTTTTTGTTTCAACCGGATCGCTATTGTCTAAAAGACCGGTAGTTGGGTCTATGGTAGTTTTTTTATTTTGACTGCCTCTTTTCCAATTAAATGTGGTATTTGATTGGTCGTATAAATTGATGTCCTTTTGTGAAAACTGCTGCTTGGTGTATTTATAATGGGTATGATAATAGCCGTTCAATATCTCGGCATTATATGGATAATTTTGAATAGATACGCTCTTTCTATAATCTATTCCATATCTAACAGACCCAAAGCCCGGCCCATATGTTTTATTTCTAAACTCATCGAATATAGAAAGTTCTATATCTTTTGACATAAACAATCCACTATATGCAGTTGCCGGAGTTCCCAATAATTGTATTGTGCCCTCAAACATTTGCAAGCTACTACTTACACTAAAGTTTCCGGCAAAAACAATCACATTGGTTCCCGAGTAACTGGCCGTAACATATATACCGGGTGATATGATTCCACTGATTCCAACCCCACCGCCAAATACAGTAATAGGTCCATACATTATACCATCTATTGTATGCGCTACGCTAGAACTATATGCGGCGATTCCATTTGCTAATCCCAAATACAGACCAATGCTGCCACTAAAGTTTACAGTGTTTTGTGGAGAAAAATTCAACGGATATTCATATATCATTGGCAATCTTGCCAAGTTTGTTTTGTAGTATGAACGACTAATAGTTTCTACAGTGCCGTCGAGGTTTACATTCTTTTCATAATCATCCAATGATGATTTTGGCAATGCATATTGATTATAGCCCTGATATTGTTTCTTGTTTCTAACAACATCTGCGCGATAATAGTCACCTTTGTAATAAGTTATACCATTGTCAGAGTATATTGAGAATCCAAATTCGTCTGTGTCTGTTGGGTAAAATACACTATTTACGTCATTGATTATTGTTCTGCCCGTATTGTTTATAGAGGATGTTCCAACATGAGCTAATAGATTGGTTGCGGCAATCTTTGTCTGCGCCGGTACATCTCCAACTTTTTGCTGTATTACTTCTTGTGTAAGTGGCTTTAGTTGTATTTTTGGTCTTTCCAAAATAGATGGTTCGATCAATATACCATCAACAAGCTTTGCTCTGGCTGGAATGATTGACTTGATATATTTGAACATCGCCTTGTCAAAATAGAATCTAACAACGTTCATGAATAGTTGATAATCTATAGCGCCGAAGCCTTGGTCGTAAAATACTTGCTTGAATTTTTCAAACTTATCATATGAATTTTTGTATACGCACGCAGGATCACCAATCAAGTCGCCCAATGGATATTCACCAAAGAATTTTATGATTTCTGTATTTTGTATTTCAGCTGGCGAGAAGAAGATTCCAAGTTTGTTTGCACCGACAGATAATAGTTCGCTCGACTTTCTTGATGAACGCTCTGTTGCCGACAAAGCAGAAACTAACTCTTGTTCAACATAATTAATCTTGTTGCTTCTAAATTTATTAGAGCCGTAATCAGGAAGTCTTACAGTTTGTCTTGTATCTTTTCTTGTAAATTGCCAAGGAAATGCAGAACCACTTACAGGATCACAATCAGTCTTTTGCGGCAATGGTTGTATATCCAACGGGAAGTTGACCGCTTCAAATGTTGGAAAGTCTGTTCTGAATGATAAGTTGTTTAATACAACAGATGCTGTCTCGTTTAAATCCAACGGGCGCTCAAATGATATTCTGAATAGATTTTCAGAAATCATCGCATTTGGAGAAGTTAAATCATATGCATTTTGGTGTAATGTATGACTTTCAAATCTTGCGTCGGTTAAAGCACATTCCCAAATCTTTATTTCGTCAACGTTTCCATAGAACGCTTCTGGATCTAGGTTAAGTGACGCTGTGTTTTGATTATAGTTTCCAATATAAACATATGAACCTAGTCTAAAGTTCTCGTTATAACTTCCACTCATATATTGACTACCCGTTGCTGTGAATGTTATTCTAGCATCGTCGGCACGTTGAACATATACATCATACTTGATTGGATATTGATCTGCTTCTGCTAAAGTGAAACTATAAACTCCAAATGCATCCACGGAATTGTTTCTACGAACCATTGCATGATATGTGTTGCCGTCAAATATAGGAGCTTTGCCGGTCATTATTGTCTTTGTGTTGCCAAAACCATCGTCCAAGCTAAAGAACAATTTCCCCCACACTTCTCCTCTTTCTCTATAAGCTCCAACTACCCACTTGTCTGAGCAGTTTGCTAGTCTAAATATTTTACCCTCTTCACTTGTTTTGCTTGTATCAAAAGCAAAATTGAATTCTAAAGATTGAGCACTACCTGTCCAATTTAACTTGAAGTATTCTCCACTTCCACTAAAATATGGCTCGTATTTTACTTCATCTATGATATACAAAGATGTGTCTTGTAGATTGTGAATTTTTTGTATGCCACCATATTCTTTAATCTTGATAATGTTCTTTGGAATACCAAAACAAGAAAGTAGTGCCGACAATGAAGCTTCGGTGCCCTTTGTCTTGTATATGTGCGGAAGACTGTTTAGTATTCTCTTCCATATAACTTGGTTTCTTTGCTCTTCTGAAAGTTGACGAGTTTTGTTATACATGTCACTGCCAACATCAAAACTGTTTTGAGAGAATGATGCTAATAGCAACGGCAAGTTTTCTTTAGAAATTTCAGCATCCCAACCAAGAGAAGCAAGCATGTCTTCAACTATATCTACAGATATACCATAACTCGGGCTGTTTGAATAGTTGTTCTTTTCTGTAATTTGCTTTATTAGCAAAGACATATTGTCAAAGAAATGACCAATCATTCCAACGAACACAATATAATCTTGGTTGTATGTATAATCCTCAACTATGAACTGCGGAATATTATTGATAAGAGAGTTTCCATTATTTTTATCGTACATTGATGCCGACGCGGCGTGCTCTGTATACCACGGCTCATTGTTATACAAGAATTTTTCATATCCATCCATCGACGCTTCTAGTCTATCAATTTCATCATTGGCATCGGACTTTTCTTTTATGTAAAATTGGTCATCTGGATTTTCGTTTAGCTTCGCGTTTAATTCGGCAATCAATGAATATTGCTCTGTTATTTGAGCCTTCTTTGAGTCAAACGCGGATATTCTTAAATCTGCCGAAGAGAAATTAACAAAGTTTTCAAATTTTCTGTAGTTTGTGTTGTCAATAATGCTGTTGGCAGGAACACTTAACTTGCTCAACATTTCATCATAAGCACTTCCAGTTTGATTTATCAACTGGTCCATTGATACTGCTTCTGTAGAATTTCCTTGGCTTTCTATTTGAACTAAAAAGTTTGGACCTCTCAATGGAATGGTCTTGATATATGGCTTTGTAAAATAGTATAAGTTTTGTACTATTGGTAAGAATCCAAAGTCGTTTGTAATCCACACATCATCCCCAACCGAAACATCAAATGGCAATGGAGATTCTAATTTAAGAGCAAGTTTGTTATAGTATGTTGGGTCGTTTGATTCCACAACCTTTTTGTTGAGCAATGAAACAGAAAGACCTGAATTTAAATTTATATAGCTCTTAAAGTATCCAGACAAATCTACGTTATACTTTACTTCTAGCAAATATATCTTTGGATAGAATATGATATTGTAATATATCTTTTGTAAGAATCCAACAACAAGATCATAATCATCTGGCTTCTTATTTGTTACTCTGTTAAGTTCTTGATTTACGACGTAATTGAATAGGCTGTAGTAATAGTCACGAATATCTTGGAATGTAGCACCGACTTCGTAATTTTGATATAACCAATTCTTGAATTGGTCGTATATGCCTAGAATATCATTTGATGCAATCTGCCCGTTGTTTCTTAGATTTCCTTTTTTAACTCCGTAATAAAGATCTGTAACAAATGATATAACGTCCGTGTCACTATTTGAATCAACGCCGCGTTGACTAAATCCGTAATTCTTTTTTAGAGCTTCCAATCCCACAGGATCTTCTTTCTTGGCAACATAATATGTTGTGTATATTTGAGGCGAAGAAAGTGAGTTTATCAAATCATCAACAACATTTTTTATTTGAAGTTGGTTGTTGGAGAAAATATCATACTCTGTAACTAGTTCCGATGTTGTACCTTTTAGAGATTTTGGTATTAGATATACTTCATCGCGATTTGTAGAAATAGTATCAATGATTAGTTTATCATCTGACGACATTTCAGAACCAACTGAGTTTCTTAATAGTTCTATTACAACTTTGTAATTTCCATCAAGGATATTTAACTTGTTAAGCTCTTTGGACACATCCAAAAATAATGAACTTGTTTCACTTGTTAGTATTGGCCAATCGCCGTTGAATTTTGTGTATGAGTATGAAACGTATTTATTAGCTACATCATAAAATGATTGAGTATATGCCTTGTATGTTCCACCAGCATATATCATTGATGAAGTTACGATACTTTCATCAAAGTTATATACGGTCAACTTTGCGGCGTCTTTGTCTGATTTACCAAATGGAAAGTTGACAGAAGTATTATTGTCTGTGAAAAAGATCAAATCTTCTTTGGAAAGAAATGAACCAACACTCAATGACGACGTTGAAATATTTCTGTATGTTATATCATTAAAATTCATAACTGATTAAATGTAACGTTGTATTTTGTTTGAACCTTGATTGGATTATATACCACATTTTGCAATGGTATAGTAATCGAGGATGAATACATTTCTCCTTGAACATTTTGGATAATCAAATTGGCATACGAATCTATATTCGGAATTATTGACCCGCTGATATATAGCTTCTCAACATCTGTTTGTTTATACCCAGCCAAGTATGGATTTGCGTTCATCTAGAAATTTTGAATGCGGTTGGAATTGAGTATGTCATTATAGAGCCACTTTGCTCTGAACGAATTTCTACTTTGTAGTATCTTTCTTGAGGAAGGCCGGTTGTGTCCAACATAAAATAGTTTCCGTATGAATCAAAACTCAATCTGGTATATTCGTCGTATGGTAATATAGACTCTTCGGTTTCGGCATCTTTGATAGAATAGAAACTTGAACTTGGTAAATAATATGGAGTCAAATAATCCGAAAGTTTGTTGGTAAATGTTTTTTGTGGATAACGCTTTCTTGAAGTTACATCCATTCTTAAGATAGAACCGTGCTTATATTCTTTAGCAAGATTCTTCATATCAACAACAGCATCTCTTAATTGAATTGGATCTGCGCTACCGGTTTCAATGATAGCATCTGCCCATGAAACATCAATATATGGAGAATATATTGTATTGGTTTCTTTAGAGAAGAATCTCAATTTTCCATAATCAATAGAACTTGATTCGTCGCTGTGCAATACAATCAATCCATTATTTTTAATTCCACTTGTTAGCCATGCTTCTACGATTGGAGTTACATCCATACGAACGTCGCTGGTTTGATAATCAAACGATTGAGTACAAGCATATCCACCCGTTACTGGTGATATATAAGATGAAGTTGCTGGGGGAACATAAATGTCGCCGCAGTTTGGAAATGGATTGTATGGATTGTTGTATGGCGGTTGAGCGTATCCAGAACCAGAACCTAATAGGCTTGATGAAACCCACCACACACCACCTCCGCTGCAATCTGTCAAAGAACCGCTCATCCATTTTTCAGAGAATCCATCGGCAAACTTCCAATTTGCTCCATCAGACGCAGCTTGACCATCGTATTTGTATCCAGAACCCATTCCCCACGATTGAGAAATTGGATATGCCGCGAGTGTATATTTTACAGGAACTTCTTTAGATTCACATGTTTTGAGAACAAGATAAAAACGAGGATTTACTATCTCGTTGCATACTATAGAAGCAGACACGTCGCTTAAATCAAATTGCAACAATGCTCTAGACAATACAGCACCTTGAGTAACTTGACTGGTTTGAATATATGAACTTGATACAACTTTTGGATCGGTTGAGCCTGAATTAAAAGAGCCTGACATAGATCCACTCAAAAGTTCAATGCTTGAACTGGTAAATGAAATCAATGTAGAATATGTACTATTGCTTGAGCAGCTACCATAAGACACCCGTTTTTCAACTTCAAGAATTTCGTCCAAGCCCATGTTTTTGAACATGAACTCTGGCTCATTGCTAATGGTAGTATCTTTGGTTGGATATAAAAAGTAATGCATGTGCTATATTCCTTACTTTATAAATATACACCCAACATATATTTGGGGCTATATTTATGCTACCCGACCAACAATGTCTTTGGATGGGAAGCGAACCTCAAATACAGACGGGTCAACGGATGGATATACAACCTTGTCTTTGGTTGCTTTGATTATATCATATTCATACGGAGAATAGTCACCGTCTCTGGTAGTCAAATTCTTAATTTTTAGTGAAGAAACCGATTGTACACCGTCAACTTTGGCTATTTCTAGCTCCAATCTACTTAAATTGATAGGTTGACAGAATTGAATATTGTTTATATCAAAGAAATTTTGAACCAAAGTTAAGCAGTTAGCCAAAACTTCACGCTTATTATAGTTTTTATAAGCAACAATCGTAAAGTCTACACCAATGTTTATGATATATCCATCAATTAAATTGACGCTATCTGTGAGCATTCTGTATTGATTTAAGTAGTTTGTTAAGTTTTGACGAATAGCTTCGTTAGTATTGATCAAACGCTGGTTAGTATCATATCCTAGAATATACAAGTTTACAGCAAAAGGGTTGTTTGGTGCTATATATTTCGTATTTGTGCTGGCCGGTGACAACGAACTTGTAACGGTTTCGTTTGGCTGGGCTTGTATATTTGCCGGATCAAGTTGAGTATCTGTTACAGCATATGCCTTGGCAATAGAACCAAATTTTGAAGGCATTCCGTATGTTCTTACAACATAATCTTTTTGTGTAACTGCTCTTCCTTGCGAAGCGCAATTTGCCAATGCATTGTTTCTGATTTCGTCATCCGTTTCAGGGCCGCGACCACCCGAAGCCGCAACTGGGTTGTTTACTTTAATAGAACGTCTTACAAGACTTGTTAAATTTTGTTCAAACACTGGTAACTCTGTGATGTCTCCGAAGAATTCTATGTTGGTTGTATTCTTAATAGAATTTGCGTTTACATTACTTTGTAATCCGCCGCCGGTAATATATCTAATTGTTAGTGTTGTATTACTTGGTGCTTGTCCAAATGCTCTTGATGACAAGAAATTCGCTGGGTCATATGAAACACTTTCGTTTCTGAATGTAGAGGGTTTGCCCACGGTGTAAACATTTGGAACAATAATTTCATCGTCTGAAATATTTGTGCCCGAACCAAATTCCAAGAATGTTGTATTGTCTGCTTGAACACCTGTAACAAATCTCTTGGAAGTTCTTAAATATTTTAACAAGAATGGAACAGTGTCTCTGTATGTTGAAAGCGACATATCATTCTTGAATATATTTTCAGACTCTATAGGTACCAAATCTTGGGCAAGATAATCTGTTTCATTCCATCTGTTTCCATCGGAGTCATATACATCAAACACCTCAATGATGTTTGTGTCGGACAAATATATCTTATAAAATGGTGTAGCGGCAGCAACAGAAACATCTTTGGTTACAATTTGTCCAGAGAATGCATCAACCGTTTTCTTTAATACATAAAATTCTGGTTGTCCCGCTGGGTTTCTTTGATATACAGAAATTTCCAATGGATCATTCTTGGTATCGACTGTAAAATCAACAGGTACGCTAGTCAAAAATGGAACTCCTGTATCGCTAACGGTGGCCATGCCCGGTTTTATTATTTGAGCATAATTTGTATCAGGTGATGGATTGCCATCACTATCCAATTTTGCTGGTATCAATTGATACACATCTAATTTGGTCACGCTTGGACCTGATGGTTTTGTTTTGTAACTTAAAGAGCGTGCAGAATCAATAATGTTTTGACGTTCTTCTGCATTTGCAAGCATAGACTCTTTAAATTGATAGTCTATATAGTATGACAACACGTCGCCAACATATGCCGCCATTTCAATAAACATCATACCCGTAGATGCTTCACTAAAGTCTTTATATGAGTTTGGGTAATATGTTTTAGCAAACTCCGTCAAAGAAGATTTTAACTGTGAAAAATCCTTGTTGAGATATTTAATGTCTCGTTTGCCTGGCTGAAAAGATTTTGGTGTGTCTAAAATCATATGTTATTGGTGGTCATTGCTACGTCTAAATTTTGAGTTTGGGTGATTCCAGCTGACGGAACCGTAAATGAAACAGAAACATTTAATCTGTTATAGTTGCCGTCTTGATTGTTTTCGACGTTTATAGATTGAACATTAACATAACCCATCCAACGAGCAATATCTTTTCTGATAGTGCTGTCGATGATTGGAGTCAAATCTTCTGTGTTATTTTCAAATAAAACAGACCATAGACCAGATCCAAATTCTGGACTCATACGACGCTCTCCCTTTTTTGTCTTTAACAACAAATTGAGGTTAGACTTTACTTGCTCAAGCACACTGTAACTTTGGTTAAAATAACCTTGAGGCCCATGTGTTATGGGTAAAGTTATGCCATATGGTTGTGTGCCGATTGCCATTTTATATACGTTTTGCTTTTGCCTTAGCGTCGATTGCCTTCATCATTTGAGAATAATCGCGGGTTAATGCGGTTGCTACTGCTGCAACTTCTTTGTTTTCTGCCAATACTTGCTTTGGTAGATTTGCGATGGTATCCATTGCCGATGGGCCTGTGTCCGCTTCTAATGGCAAGCCACCGACGGTTTCATTTAACACAGCATTTAGAGCCGGATTCGTGGAGAAGATGCGAGGAGCTTGTGCGGGTGCCTGTTTTAGTGGGGCATCTAGAGCAACACTTGGGCTTCTTCTAGGAGCCGCCGCTGGTTGAACTGGTGCGGTGGCACCTTGTTCACTTAATACCGTTTGATTGGAAATTTTTTCTGCCAAAACTTCCATGAGAAATTGCGGGAGAGAATTATTAATTTCTTCCCGAACGACTGTTCTGATGATTTCTACTAGTTCTGTCTTTTTCATATATATGATTCCTTATATAAATATAACCTATTTTTGATAATTATCCTGTTGGTGGCGTGTTGAATGCGGTTATTTTGCTTCCAATCGCCGATGTTGTACTTGATACTGAGTTTGATATTGCGGATAAACTTAAATTTGATGTACCGGCGGTCAAGTTTACGGACGGCGTCATGTTTGATAATGACAGGTTGCCGGTCAATCCACCAACCGACGTAGTTGCTGCATCAGATACCGCCCCAGTTGCTCCGGAAATGGCTCCTTCAACCGCACCAGTTGCACCGGCAACAGAGTCTTGTATTCCTTTAAGTTGATCTTGCATACCAGATATACCAGTTTGGTCCAACGCTCCTTTTACCATATCACCTGCTTGATTTTTTAATTCTCCAACCGCTTCACTTACCAAATCTTCGGCTAACGATTTTAATATAGCACTTGGATTTCCAGAAGACAGCGCCGAAATTATAGCAATCGCTCCACCGACCATAGCCATGTTTATTTTAATTCCCGGTGCAAATGGCGGAACTATAGTTGTATACTTTGTAATTTTATCCGCTATAAATTTTGGTCCAGCGCCGAGAAGAATGCCCGCTTTGTCAAGACCTGGAATTTTTGGCATTGCTGGTAAATTTAGTTTTGGCAAAACCGTATTGAAACTTGGAAGACCGGCTGCTCCCAATGCACCTGTCAAAGATGCAGGTCCACCAAACGCGGCGGATATTCCTCCTATTGAAGTTGGCGCTCCAAAAGCGGCGGCAGCGCCCGCCAATGTTGTAGGAGCACCGACGGCTGCGGCAAGACCGCCTATGCTTGTTGGCACAGCGGCGGCAGAAATACTACCAAGCGATAAATTTGAAGTATTTGTAAAATTTACCGTTGGAGTTAATGAGCCTAGAGATAATTTTGGAGAAGGTAACGCCGGTACAGAAGAAAAAGATGGAATAGCCAAGCCGACGGACACTTTACTTGATACACTTGGTAAAGATATAGTCGGTGCTGTAAATTTTGGAATTGTTGCTTCTAGTAGTGGCATATATTTTAATCATCCCCTCCTGCAACAAACACTCTTCCGCTCATCAATGAACTTAATTGTGATCGAAGTGCAAGCAAACTGATTTGCTGCGCTTTTAGTGAAAGTATTTGATCCGCCCACATAACAGATGCTGGCGGAAGTATAGGAAGTAATGTCGGTCCGGTTTTTGTTATATGGGTATGTAGTTGCAACGCAAGAAGCACTTCTAGCTGACTATTTACGTTTAATAACATCCAATCACACATTGAATACATCCAAGCCACAGTACTTCTTCCTAACAATGCTGGTTCATACGTCTTACCGTGATCTCCCAAATATATCTTCGGGGAATTGATGGTTGTTGTCTTTAACGCGGTCAGTGTTATTCTATCTTTGCAAGATATAGAAATTGAATCATCGCTGGTCATTCCTATTTTCTTTTTTGAGAAGAAGAACATCTCATTGGCTTTTGACGAAAATACTAATCTGTCGCTGTTTATTACAATCTGGTCGCCATCTAGTTTTGGTAACTGTACTGGCGAAGTTCCGTATATTATCGGATGCGTCGTCGTTGGCTTAAAATTAGAAATTGTTTTACCCGAAGTAAAATGTATAGACGAACCATCGTTGTTTATATCTTCGGCTGTATAACCTTTTGCTGTAAATCCTTGTGCATTTTTAACAGGTGCTTGGCGATTTCTAAATAAAATCATTGGATTTCCCGCACCATCTTTATATTCACCGCCAGCACCAACGTCGTTGCTTCTATTGTCATCATATGCTCCAAATCTTATGCTAGATCCAAAACGAGATTCTAAAATAGTATCTCCTTCATATCTCTTGAGTGCGCGGATATGATGATTAAATTTAAAATAACTTCCAAGAACTCCTGTATAGTTTTCACCACCTGAAAAATTCATGGTAGATTTTGGACCTTTCATTGGAGTTTCTGCATTTCCCGCGTACTCATCAAAATTCTGTTCTACAAATCCAGAAACTCTTTCAGTTATAAAACTGGCATTGCTGTTTACAACAGACTTGAAGTTTAGTTTCTTTGTATAAAAATATTTGTTTAGATATTTGCCCACAATAACAACTTCATTCATCAATGGATACTCGGTTATTCCAGTATTTTCTATTGGAAATGCCCAAGCAAGTTGTTCTTTGTCTTTGCCGCGCTCGCTGTTTAGAAATCTAAACTTTATTCTGCCAATCAAACTATAATCTTTGTCACCAACAATTGGCTCACTTCCATCAATATTTGGGGGCCAATCTACTACATCAAGTTCTGTATTTCTGAATTCCGGATGTGAGTCGTCCAATATAACATCCAACACAACTGCTTCTTCTAATTCATAAAAATACGAACTATCTGGCTTACGTTCAATAACAAATCTTTTAGACGCAAGTAAGTCGTCTTGCTTGATATTTAAATCGCTGCGACGGTCTGTGTGTGTATATGACATTTTATTTTGATTTATCCTTGGCGGTTTCTTGTGGTTCTTTTACCGCTTTGGCAGTTTCTTCTATAGCGGACATAAGTTGTTTCTTTTCTTCGTCAGTTAACATAGCTCCACCGCCTTCTCCATCTGGACCAATCTTGCCGCTCATCAATCTTTGAACGATGGCGGCAAGTTTGATTAGTTGTTCGTCATTTCTAATTCCAACGTCAAAATATTCTTTCAGCAATGGAACAATAGTAACGGCATCATTTACGGTTTTTATCATTTCACGCAAATCAGTAATCAATATATCAATCTGGTTCTTCTTTTCTTCCGAGTTGGATACAATGTCTTTGCACAAAGAAGCAAAGCTCTTTCCCTTGTATAATTCAAATTCATGAGTTTCCATACACTATAAATAGTTAAGGTTTGGTAGTTTTACCCACCATTATTCTCTTTTTCAATTCTCGCATACGCTAACAAAATTAATCAAATGCCCCTGTTATTTTACCCGTACTATAATATTCGTCACGGATTTTTCGTTGCGGTTCCATTAGTTTATTTATCACCTTTGTGATATGTTGAGTTTGGCAGTCGGCGATCTCTCGTATATATAGATATAATGCCTTCTTGTTGAACACATCTATTCTGTCAGCGTTCCTGAATATCTCAACAACGGCATTAGCAATCTTCAAATCGCGTTCTTTTGTGAAGTGCTTTCCTACATTCTTGTCCCAATATTCAACCATAAGTTTGATAAACTCTCTAGTTTCGCTTTCTTGTTTTTCGTGCTCTGGCTCAACTACAAACTCACCAGCATCACCCGTTTGTTCACAGATTTCAACATGCTTCTTAAACCGTCTGTATGTTGTATTGTTGTCTAATATAAACCAGTGCTTGGCTACAATACTGAAATAACTAAACGCTTTGCCTTTACCCTTTTCATATTTGCTCATGTTAGCAACCATATGTGAAATGGCTTGCTTTTGAATTTCTAGAGGACTTACATCGGCATAACTGAACTTGAATGTGTTATATACATTCTCAGCAATTTTTCCAAATGCACCCTGAATACTTTCGTTATAGATTCTATCTTTTTCTCTTGCATCTTCTGTTTCATTGTATGCTACAATAGCATCTTCGGTTGCTGGAGTAAAATATACATTTGATACTTTCTTTTCTGCAACAACTCCGTCAATCGGTTCTATCTTTTTCTTCTTTCCTTTCGGACGCCCACGAGGTCTTGCGATCTTTTCTTCAACATGTGAAGAATCTTCAACTTGAATAATTTTTAACTTTATCTTACCTTTATTCTTTTTTGGTTTTTGTTTCTTTGAAACTTTTTTTACAAATTTCTTTTGCTTGCCGTTTTTTTTAAGTTTTTTCATTTTTATTATTTGAGTGTTTTTGACTTTCTTGGTCCCCGTTTTATCCCCATCATTGATAGAGATTTTCTAAGTTTCCTTTCGTCTGTCCATTTTCCTTTCGGCCTACCGATGAGAGATTTTGATATTTTAATCTTAGATTCTTCACTTTGCCGAATGCCAATGTGTGATTTTGATAATTTATTACAATGTTCCGATGTAAGAGATTTATTGATTCTCTCCGCAGACATTCTCGCACGGGCTTCAACTGAAACATGGTCATTTTTAATTTTTTGGTTTGCTCTAGCAGTTCTTATTTTTTGTTTTGTTTCTTCCGTGTGTTTTTTACCAAGCATTGGTTTGTGGTCGAATATACCACCCGCGTTGCAATTGTATCCATTTTTAAAAGAATTTTTTTCTTTTATCCAAAAAGTTTCTCTTTCATTTAGAATATCGCGGTCTAATTCGCAAAGTTCTAATATTATTTCTTCAAAATTTTCATATCCATATTTTAATATTGCGCGATATATTTTTGGTTGGCCTTCACATCGCAACCCCCTGTAATCAGAAAATCTGTTTTTTATTTCGTTGCATGTTTGCCCAACATACCATTTATTTGTAATTTTATTTTTCAATCCGTATATCCCTATCTTTTTTTGTGTGATATCTTGTAAGATTATTGGCCCGTTCTTTGACGGCGTGTTTCCAATAACTTCGCATTCGTTGTTCGTTGTGTCTTTCACGTTTTTGCTCCTTAGTTATATTTAACGGTTTTCTTCCCATACCAATAAATATAAAAAAATTTAATAAAAATCACAAAAAAATCACAAAAATTTATTTTATTTTTTCGTCAAATTCATTTATAATCCGTTGAATTTCGGAAAAAACAAAACCAACATCTTCATCGTTTGGAAATAATTCTTTGTCATCCACCATCTTGAGTCGCTTTTTAACTTGCACGACTTCTCCCCTAAAATATTCAATCCACTCTTCGTGAACCTCTATCTTTTTTAGCATGTTGAAACATGCATATGCTAGTGCGCAAGTTGAAATAAAAAACAGAACCATCAATGATATTATTATCCACATATTTTATTCCTCGGCTTCTTCGGAAGATTCGTCGGCTTCATAACCCAACTCCTCTTTTAGTATTACTAAAGCATCTTCAACCGCTGGCCAATTGCGGCTTTCTAATGCATGTTCAAGTAATTCTTTGATTTCTTCTAAATTGTCAGGATCGATATTTTTCATATTATATAATTTTCCAACCTTCTCCAATTAATTCTAAAGCTTTTTTGTATTTGATATACTGGGTTTGACCATCTTTTTCAACCACAACTTTATCATTGCGACCATGCTTAACTGCGGACTTGGTTGGTACTACGAATCTCACACCATCGTCGGTCATGAGAATACCATTTAGATGGTCAATCTCATGCTGAACTACAACAGATTCTAAAATACCATAGTCGTCTCTTGTGCTTTCTTGTGTCATTGGTTCAATGTCTGGACCAAATGGCATTGGATTTGCGTGGTTTAAAGTGGATACAGTAACCTTTGTTGTTCTCAAAGTTGCTGTTTGCTTACCTGGCAAACTTAAACAACCTTCAAGGTATACAAGTTTTTCCGAACTGGATTCTGTGACAATAGGATTTATGAGTATAACTGGCGGACGATCTTTTCTGGCCCGAATCACAGACACACTTTTTGGTATTCCGATTTGATTGGCTGATAATCCCAACCCATATGGCAATCCATTTAGTGTCTCGATTAATTTATTTGCGATTTCATTACCTTCTTCGATGGAATCAACCGGTGTTGTTTTCTTGTGAAGATAATCTTTGTTTTTGACAATTTTGTAACTCATATTTGTGTGAATAGTACTATATACAACTCACATATATATGTTTATGTTTTAATTTGTCAATATATAATAAATAAAAATTTAAAATATTAAGTGCGAGACTTGCCGCTTGTGATTCCGTGTGGAACTCTTGGTGGCGGTGGAACTGGTGAAATAAAGTCACCTTTCACTTCCACCGGCGTAAATGAAACTGGTTCTGATGTTGGTTCGGATGTTGCCGTTGGAGTGAAAGTAGGTTCCGGAGTTTCTGTTGGAACCGGTGTAGAAGTTGGTTCAGGCGTTGGCGTGGAAGTTGGTTTTAAAGTTTCCATCAGAGCCGGTGTAAAAGTTGGTCGGGGAGTTGGAGTAGGAGTTGGTTCTGGAGTATCCGACTGTTTTAATGCCTCCGGTTTTTTATTTCCGCCAATTAGCATATTGAAAACAAGAATCAAACATATTGCCAACGGATCGAATACAATCATGATCAACCATATAAAATAATTTACAGCATTATCCAATGGTATATTCAAGCTACTGGCTATGAACTTAAATGTTCCAACGTCCGTGTTAACAATTTTTTCTTTGGCTATATCATTTTGAACGTGCAATGTTTGTATAGTATTTTGGTCTTCAACTATCTTCTTCTTATTTTGCTCTATCAATTCTCCTTTTTTAACATTAAGTGCCGCAATCTTCTCGTCGCACTCTTTGTTGTATGCCGAAATAGAAATCATAGTATCTGCGTTTTCTTTTTCTAAATTTTTGATACTCGCTTCGGTTTCTCCTCTTTGAGATTTGGCACGACCTTCGATTGCAGCAACGCGATCATTATACTCCTTTACTTGCACAGCGTATCCAGTACGAAGTTTTTCTATTCTATCTTGAGAATTTTTAATCTGGGCGTCGATATC